ATACCGGGAATTATCAGACCAATCAGCCCGCAAGAAGTTAAAAAAAGAAACCTAGGTAGCGAAAATCTTTGGTCTGTTCGCAGGCGTCCCGTTGCAGAAGAGGCAGATCAGTTAGGCCTTTTCGGTGGAGACAAGCCACCCCTTCTTCCCGAAGAGGATGTCTTTTATGAGGTGCTAGATCAAGATCTTTTTGACGCACTGCACACCATGGGTCCAGAAGCTAGTGGCAGGGCAACAGACATACTAAAGCAAGTAGCTGATTTTAAAAGAAAGTCTATTACGCTGGTGCCTGATTTTGCAGTTATGTCAATCTTGCGTGACTGGCCTCTATACGCTGTTCAAAGGGCGACCCAAAGAGGTGCTAGTGCAGCAGCCGAGTCGTTTGCTGGTGGTGCGATAGGAGCCGCGACAGGGGCGGCGACAGGTGAAACAGAGCAAGAAAAAACTCAAAGGGCTGTACAGTTTGGCTTAGCAGGGCTAGGCCTTGGCGTTCTTGCTAGGCCGGGAATTGAAGTAGCCAGTGCAGGACGAGCAATTGCAAAAGCAAAGCTGGATGAAGGCACGAGGCGCTTTCTTCAGAACACATCAAGGACATCTTCTGATATTCTTGACGGTATTGGGGCAAGCTTAGGAATTGAGGCCGACGAATGGGCAGAGTTTGTTCGTGAGGGAGGGCTTACCGCAGGACTGTCTTATGGGCAAAAAGACGCTCCAGAATTAGTGAAACACTTGTTAGGCAAGGACGAAAGAAACAGCATCCTTGTAGGCTTCGACAATGCTAAAAACGTACTAGAAACAATTGGCTTGGTTGCAGAGAACGCGCCACGCTTAGCAATGTACAGAGCTATGAGGGCCGGAGCAGCGGACAACTTGCCGGGCTCGTCAGTGCAGGAGGCAATCTGGTCCGCACAGGACGTTACGCTTCCTTTTGCGCTTCGCGGAAAATCAAAATTTATAAAAAAAGTAGCAGAGGTTACGCCGTTTTTTAATGCTACCCTTCAAGGTTGGGCAAAGATTGGCCGAATGTTCAGGGGAGACCCTGCTAAGTCTGCGGCAATAGGGGCGCCGCAAAGCATGCTTGCTATGGGCACTGCAATGTCGGCACCCACGGTTGGGCTGTGGATGACAAACAAAGACAATCCAGAATATTGGGATCGTCCTTTGTGGGAAAGAAACATGTTCTGGCTTATACCAAAACCGGAGGGTGGCTTTTTCCGCATACCAAAGCCGTTTGAGCTTGGATACATCTTTGCATCCCTGCCCGAAAGAGCGCTTGATCGTTGGGCTCAAAGCGGAGGCATCGATTCAGCCGCCCCACGAGGGTCTGATTTGGCTTCAGAGGTTACAGAGACACTAGTGTCGTTTGCAACTAACCCGATTACAGGTACGTTGCCTATTCCTGCCGGGCTCCAACCCGTCATTGAACAAGCTGTTAACAGGGATCTTTTTAGGTTTAAACCGATTGTTCCTGAGTACCTGACAACACGACCGGGACGACGGCAGACGACACCAACAACACCAGTTCTTGCTAATAAGATTGGCGACATTACTGGCCTGTCTCCGTTAAGGGTTGAGTCTCTTATTCAAAGCCTTGGTGGAACTGTAGGCCGAAGAGCCATGGATTTGGTAGATGTAGCAGGAGCGGCGTCTGACTACCCCACCCCCGCCGCAAGGCTTGATCCGATGGAGAGGTTTAACAAAGTCTCAGGCTTGGCAAGGTTTAACACCCAACAGTACGACATCGGAAACATTGAGTACAGCGCGTGGAACATCCTACGAAAAGCAAAGAATGTGTCCGACGAATACAACAGAATGAAAAAGTCTGGTATTCCTGAAAGCGCACTTGCGATATACAGATACCAGTACGCCGACGAACTTAAGATAGCTAGGCTTGCAGGAGGGGAGTTACAGCAAATGAATGAAATCAGGGAGGACAGAAACGAACTGCTCCGTGATCAAAACATTTCCCAGACGCGACTTCGTACGTTGCTGGACAGGCAGTCAAGGCTAGGGGAAAGCTTGGGTATTAGGTCGTTTCGTTTAATTGACAGGATTGTTGACTGATGGCTGTAAACGCGCCGGTATGGCATCTACGCAGAGAGCTAGAGAAGGGTGACGCTGTATGGGGAAGGCTGTACAACGACGATGACGGTGTAAGCTTTTGGAGTATCGAAAATTCACAGACACTAATTCCCGAAGGGCTGCACCCTTGCCAGAAAGACTACTACCATCGTGGCGACTACCCCACGTTTGAAATTATTGTAGAGGGCCGAGACAGGTTGTTGTTTCACGCCGCCAACTACGCCAACGAGCTTGAGGGGTGCATCGCCCCCGGTAAAGACAGAGGTGAGACAGACGATGGCAGACTTGCCGTATGGAGCAGCAAGAAAGCATTCAACGAGTTTTGGGAAATCGTAAAAGACGAAGAAAAATTTTTACTTTTGATTGAAGACGCAACCAAGGACAACAACAATGAGTAGATTTCTTAGTGTTTTTAAAGACAACAACGACTGGAATGAGAAGACTATCATTGGCGCAATCTCTTTTGCGATGATGGTTGTAACTGCTGTTGTGGATGTGACGACTGGCGTATGGGGCATGCAGCTTGAGGTGCAAGAATTTATTTACAATTCTTTTTTAATCATCACGCTAGGCTGCTTTTCTATTAGTGGAGTTGAAAAGTGGGCGCCCAAGCGAGATGACTGATGCCTGCCCGGCTGAATGACAATACCGAACTTACGATGCCTTTGCGTAACCTCCTGTCCATTGTGGCAGGGGTTGCCTTGGGTGTATGGGCATACTTCGGCATAGTCGAGCGCCTTAACACCATCGAAACCTCCTTGCTAATGATGGAGAACGAGGTTGAGTCAAATTCTGACTTTAGAGTGCGTTGGCCTAGAGGCGAGCTAGGGTCATTACCTGCGGACGCCGAACAATTTATGTTATTAGGTCACCTAGAAACTCAACTTGACAAGTTGATTGAAGAAGTAGAGTCAGGTAGTGCTCCGTTTGATCAACAGCAAGAGCTTACGCTTCAGTGGTATGCACAACGCATCTCTGAGCTTGAGTCTCAGGTTGAAGAGATAAGGGCAAGACGTTAGTCCAAATCATACAATGATTGACGACACAACATTTTCTAAGTCCACAGGGGTCAAGCTTACCATTGGTGCCGTTATCGGACTAATGGCTTTCTCTGTTTTTATTGATCGCCGCTTTGGCTCCCTTGAAGCTGACAGTGCGAGCCAAGCGAGTAGCGTAGAGACTATAAGCAGGCGCCAAAACACTTATATCGACCGGCGCAATGAACAACACCAAGACTTTGTTGATGATTTGCGCCAGATGAACGACAGGCTGGACCGCCTATGCGAGGCACTAGCGTCCCGAGAGTCGGAAGTAATATGCAATGACTAGCTGTCAAAGATGCGCTACACCAAACCCTGACCAAGAAAGATTTTGTTGGATGTGTAAGTGGGACAGCACTAAAGAATTTGTTGAATGTCCTAACTGCGGAGACGCAGTAAAAGATGACGGGCGATGCTCCATGTGTGGCATAGCTCCCGTTGACCCCGAGGAGGATAAGAACGCCAATGAAAACCCGCAAAACAAACGATAGACATCTAGTAGTATTTTTGGGTGATACCCATTGCGGATCTACGGTAGGGCTTTGCCCAGAAGAGGGGCTTGAGCTAGATGACGGGGGTTGGTATCAACCTAACAAGGCGCAACAGTGGCTTTGGTCGAACTGGCTAGAAGCTTGGGATCGTGTCGCAAAAATAAAAAAAATTGTGCCGGGTACAAATTTGCATATCGTGATGAATGGAGACGCTGTTGACGGCGACCATCACAAAACATCGCAGATTGCTAGTAGACTGACAGGCATCCATGTCAGGTGCTTTATGGAATCAATGCTGATTCCTCTTTCTCTAGGCCCAGACTCTATCCACATTATTCGTGGGACAGCGGCGCACGTTGGAGAGTCCGGCAACGTGGAAGAGGGTATCGCGAGGGCGCTGTCTGCGGCTGGGTGGCCTGTCGTTGCGGACCCTGACACTGGTCAGAAGTCTTCGTACTGGCGCAAGCTTACGATTGGTGACGTTAAAATTGATGTTAAGCACCATGGCCGCATGGGCAGAAGAGCGCACACAAAGGGTCCGTACATGAGATGGTACGCTCAAGATATTTTCTTTAACTACGCCATGGATGGAGATGTGCCGCCGGACTTAGCAGTGCGAAGTCACTTCCATCAGTTTGCTGACAGCGGACAAATTCACAAGATTAAAACTAGAGCAGTAGCGCTACCTGCTTGGCAGTTAGCTACAGAGTATGTCCACCGTGTTGCCGAGAGTTTGGCTGACATTGGACTAGTGTGCGCCGTCATCGAAGACGGGCACTATACCATAGAACCAATCCTGTTTCGCCCAGAAAGACCAACGGAGGTCGTAGTCAAGTGAGTAACATAATTACTGAAGCTGAAATCATTGAGCAGATTAAAGAGTCTTTTAGAGCAAGAAACTCTGAAACACCTGACGGTGATGCTATGACTATGAACGAGTTATCTGAAGCGCTTGGAATGAGAGACAAAGCTGCAAGGAAGCTCGTAAAAGGTATGATTGAAGACGGAGAAGTTGAAGTAGTGTGGATTAGGAAGAGAAATATGGTCGGCGTGATAAGCAAAGTTCCTGCATACAAATACGTCGGGAATTAAAAAATGAATATAAAAAATATTTTTTGGGGGGTGCTGGGACTTCTTGTCACTTCTTTTTTCCTAACAAATTATTTTTTTGGTGGCAACGATGCAGCCGTCAAAGAAGCAATGGTTGCCGTGGCCAAGGCAGACAGCCTACGAGAGGAAGCTGAAGCTAGATTGACCTTGGCTTCTGTTGAGTATGATCGCGTAGTGGACAGCCTGTCCTTGGTGCAGGACAGCATATCAGATGTGGTTGTGGTCGCACAGAGCGATGCTAGACGAGCGTCTGCGAGACTCAACGAAGAAGCCCAGACGCTACAGGACAGCCTAGCTGTTATTGATTCAGGCCTAGCTCAAGAGCTTGATCGAATAATGGAGTCGCATGAGGAGGTTGTAGCGGCCATGCAAACTGAGATTGATGCGCTTAACCACGACAGAGAATTGCTGTGGCGCCGCATCGAAGTGTCGGACTCTTTGCTTGCTGTACAGATAGAGGTGAACGATGCGCTGAGAGGCTCTATAATCGCCCTAGAAGGCGAAAGAGACGCTTGGAGGGCGAAGGCTTCTCCCTCACTCCCCAAGCGCCTCCTAGGCCATACTACGGCTGTTCTGACGGGTGCGGTATTAATCGCTACCTTGCGCTAGAACAAGCCGACACCCAACTCGTTAATGACATCGACAGAGAAGTATGGACGCGAGTTGCGGATGTGTCTTCGGTACTCGGGGACAGTGTAATCCTTAGTTGCTTTCTCCCCTCGTGCCGCCGCTTCATCTTTTTCGGCGTCAAGTATTGCAATATAATCCGTAATGGATCCGTCGTTTGGCTCGTCATTCTGTGCAAAAGGGTCTTCTTCTATCAACCTTTGGGAAAGTTGCCGCAAGCTAATAGCTATGTCGGCCAGCAAGAAGCCGTACAGCTCTTCGTTTGACATCGGAGGCTTCCCAAACTCATCTGGTGCAGACCCCATCGTCCTGACAGAACTTTCAAACTGTTTGTAGATCCCCAGTAAGGCGCCGTTCTGCATATGTTGTTCTGTTGTTGGCATTTTTTACCTTTGTTTTTTTGTTAAGAATAAAATTACGTTAGCATATCGATGTTTGCGGCGTAACCCGCTATGTCAACCAAGCTGTCTGTGTGCCCCGGCGTATTCGCAAGGCGAGACAGCTTCTGACAGATGTTAAACACGCATACATCTTGGGCGTCCAGCCTCACGGTGGTCATATACGGACCATATCGACGCTGTAGGTAAGCGTTGAAGATGTCTGCTGTGGCGCCGTGGTTGAGTGTGGGGGTGCCGTAGTCATCCCTCCTGTCTCCACTGACCAGTTCACTGGCTTTGTCTAGTACTTCATTCATCGTCTGTCCTCCTTAACTTTGTCAGTTCCTTTAGCCAGTCTCGTATGATTGCCCTGCCCGCAAAGCTTGAGTTGAACATCGGGCTCTTTATAGCTCGTCGGGCCCAGTCGTAAACCTTATCAAATACAAATAAAATAATTCTTGCGATCACTGCGACCGTAAGGGACACTACAAACAAGTTCCATAAGATCGACATCACTCTGACCTCCTTACAAAGTTGATGAAGCCGGGGGTGCCATCACCCATCCACGCACCCAACTGATTGTACTCAAAAAACTCGTAAGCTTCTTCTTCAGTGGCGCCGTCCCGTATGAGCTTTTCAAGGACGCGCTGTTTGTCGTACACAACGATTGGCTCCATGCCAAACCGCTCCAACACGCCTGCTATACAATCGTCATAGCCGTCCATCGTTAGCGCTTTGCTTTCGTCACCAAGAAAGTGATAGATTGTGTCTACATACATCTCGTCTACTGCACTCTTAAAGAGCGCCTTTGCTAGGCGTTCTGCCAGATCGGTCTTGCCTTCCATTAGACGCGCCTCCAGATCATCACAGGGCGAGCATGACACTCAGGGCGCCTGCTCTTGATGTACTTACCAGTAGAGGACACCAAGCCCTCCTTCTTTGCCCTCGTCATCACGGCGCCCATGGCGCGTGGTTCATTGGGCGTGGTCTCGACTTGCTCCCACAGATAGTCCGTGGTGAACGTCTGATAAATTGGAATCGATAAAATTATTTTTATCACCGAATCTATCCAGCCATCGTAAGCTAAGTCGAGATTTGCGACCGCTTCGTCCCGAGCGGACTCCCCCTCAAACAGTGACGTTTGAAGGGGATCGCTCTGGGCCTCCTTTAACCACTCTGGTACCAACTCCATTTCTTTGTCCTCCTGTTTTGGTTTCACAATCCTATCTCATCTTCGTAAGATTGCCGCGACCTTCTTCCTCTGACGGGGCGGTGCTAAAGTTGCGGCGGTTGAGTCTGCGTGCATTCCACGCACGAGCGACAAGCTCACTCACATGGTGAGAAGTATGCACACCAGAACCACGCAACAGTTCGTCGCGCAACTTCTTAATGACAGAGCGTGGCCCCAAGTTCGCTCCGGTCGCAAGACCGTAGAAGAACTCGTTTGTCATGTCAGGGTCAATCTTGTTTGCAACAAACGCCATCGCCGCACAAGACGAAGGGCAAGCAACCTTTGCGTTCTTCACTCTAAAGTAGTGAGAAAGAGAGGCCTGAACCTCCTCTGCACCCAAGGCCAAGTAGTATTCGTACGTTTCCTGCGGAGTCCTGATTGAAGGCTTCCTTAAGCCATTCGTAGGATGGTCCTGCTTAGTACCTCCGTAGTACCGATACACCTTACGCACCACAGCGGCGGCTTGTGTGTAGTTCTTGATGCCGTTAATCGCGAAGATGTCACTAGGACTACGCTTCTTGCCGATGTCGTAGTACGGAAAGTTTTCGACAGGCTCACCAAAAAAGCACCAAGCGTCCAACGTCTTACCGCTTTCTACAACAGCGTTAAGGCGGTGCTGACCATCCTGTGTCCGGCCTTCGGTATCAAAAACAATCGGAGCCGGTACCAACTGCCACCCAGTTGCCATCCTGCGAGCATACTCACTAATGGTGCCCTGCGACAATGGGCGCTGATGGTTTTCATCGTTATAGATCAGCGCTTCGTAGGCGATGTCAGGGGTGATGCTTACGAGCTTCGGCCCTGCCGGAGGATCAAAGATCCAGTTCTTGAACTGCTCCGGCGTAACCCTTTCGGGGGTAGCTTTCATTTTAATTTCCTTTGGTTGAGTGTTACTTCCACCAGACATCCCTGACTGGTGTGCGGTCTTTTGCAACGTGCTCCAGATATAGCTCAACCGCATCGACTATAAACTGGTTCCTGCTTAACCCTAGGCGTTCAGAGTGTTCATCCACCCCCTGCTTTGTCGCAGGGGGCAGACGAACAAGGATACTCCTCCTCTCTACCACGGCATGTCGTCGCCGTTGTCATCCGGCGCCACCGTGTTCGACTCTTCAGGCTCGTCGGGGACAACAGCCCCATCCTTCGGCGGTGCAACCTCAAGTCGAACGTATCGGTACTCCACGCCTTTCTGTGACGTGCGGTTCCACAGCGCGGCCTTCAGGGTTGGCATAACGCCCGTCTTTGCCTGCTCGACCATCGCTTTGAGGAACTCGCGTTCGATCTCAATGCTACCGACCTCGGAGGGGTGGCGTTCGGTCTTTGCATACTTGTTCTTAAAGAATGCAAAGTCCTGCTTCGGTCCTGCCTTAAAACCTGTCATTACTGAATCTCTCCTGATAGTTGAAGTGCTGGGTTTCCTACTGCTTCCATGTCGTGCAATACCGCCTTGAGTTCATCTACGTCAGCGGCCTGTACTGCGGCTTTGACTCGCTTCTTGAATGCGGCGTCAGGCTCCCACCCCTCTTTGTTCAGACGGTTTGCAAGAGACTTCACAGTGCGAAGCATTTCCTGCGCGTAAACCTCATCGCCGTTTTCCTTCGTTGGCTCCGTCGCCTTTGGCTTTGGCTTGGCCTTCGCCTTTGCTTTTGCCTTCGGCTTCGGTGCAGCCTTAGAATTATTTTTCTCTGCCTTTTTGTTTTCTCCGGGCGGCAAGTCCTCACCGGCATAGATGTAGTGACCAAGACCAAACAATGCGAAACACTTGACCATGCATCTCATCTTTGCGTCACTGATCGACCTAGCATCTGGATTGGCGATTGCCTTGTGCCGGTAGTCCATCACCGGAAGCCACATATGCTGGCTGACCGAACCAATCGATACGGTGCAAGACACAGCGGCTGTGCCGCCGGGATAGACGATGTGGTCGAGATGCTCGCCGTCACCGTGCCAAGCAACCTTCATGGTGGGGAAGTTGTTCATCATTATGCCCCAAGCCCAAGCCCATGACAGATACGACAGACCGTTCCTGTCTTCCGTATGCTCGTCTACGTTAAGCTTAGACAACGTTTGCCAGATCTCTGCGGCTGTTGCTTCTTTGCTCACGCTACTACCTCCTTTCACTAATAATTAGTTGATCGTTGTACTGTGGGCAGAAGTCCGAAACCGAACAGTAGGTTTCACATCGTATGTAGCTTGGACCTCTTTTCCATCGCTCCTCATCACTGCAAGGCACCACTGACTCGCTTGAGTGAAGCTCAACACGCTGTCGCACAAAGTCCTCTGCACGGCGCGGCAACCAAATTGGTATGTCGATTTGCACAATAGGCGAGTCAGGATACTTACGGTTAGACTTCTTTGGATGAGGGTTCTTCTTTCTTGCAGACCAGTCCCGGCACACTGCACAGATGGTTAGCGACTCAACTGGCATGTCGTTTTGACGCAATAGCCAAGCGTAAATATTGAGTTGCTGTTCCCACTCCGGCTTGCCTACCATCGTGCTGTAGGTGCCTGTCACTTTGTAATCGGTGACATGGCCTTCGTGGTAGAGATCGATAGCCCCTGACACAACGTAGCCATCCATCTCCGCAAACCATCGCTGTTCCACCAGTGCTTCCTCCGGTGCATGGCCTTCAAGTACAGCGTGAACACCAGTACCTAACAGCGCAAAGAGGCTGTCAGCAACGTCGGTAGACAGCTTGTCTTCGTGCTCAGCTTCGAGTCGGCTGATTTGTGGGGGGCGAATTAGGCCAGTAGCACTAAAGTCTGCCTCCCCCTTGGTGTAGCCGTCGTTCTGAATAGCGCGAACAAACTGTTCCGGCGCACCGTACTGGTTGGTCACATTCATTGTACGCGCCACACTCCAATGGTCTCATCGTTGTAACGAGAAACGCGGAACCTACGGGAGTCACCCGAATCACGAAGACGCCTGTGCTGACGAGACACAAACGAACGAAGTGTGTTACCAACTGTGGTGCCCTCCTCTGTGTCGGCTTCAGCGTCCACGAAGAAGCAGTCTCCAACCTCTAGCTCCATGATTGGGTATCCATGCAACCCTCTTGTTGGGGCGGGGATACCTTTGTGAATTTCAATAGTCATTACGACACCCTCCAGATGCCAATTCCAATGTTGTTTTTCTTTACGGAAAACTTCTTGTTCGACTTCTTCGACAACCTCCAGACATAGCTACTCAAAGCTGAGATCGTCTGGCTTGATTGCTCCTCGCTCATGGGGAGTTCAATCATGTCACCGACATCAATGTCGTCTAGCGGCAGGTGCCCCCATCGCCGCTTTCGACCAGATGTCTGTGGAGGTGCCCCGACATTCTGGAGCACGCGGAACCGTGGTTCTTGTGGCACATTTCCTCCTGTTGTTGTTGGTTGGTGAATCCGGTTATATACTCCTAGACCGGAAGGGGGTGCAAATGATAAACAAACTGAAAAAGCAGCGCAAGTCCCTTGAGCAAATACCGTGTACGATTACTGTTTACGGTGAGCCTGCGTCAAAAGCTAATTCTAGACGGCTAGTTATGATGGGTGGCAAGCCTAGGTTTATCAAAAGCAAAAAAGCATTAGGTTATTCCTCTAGTTTTAATAAGCAAATTAACTGTAGAAAAGAACTAATAGATAATGATGTATGTGTAGCTATTAAGGTATTTTATAAAACTAGAAGACCAGACTTAGATGAAAGCTTAATACTAGACTTGATGGAAGAGAAGATATACAAAAACGATAGACAGGTAAAAATTAAATATATTGAGCATGGTTTAGACAAAGAAAACCCACGAGCCGTCATCGTTGTTGGTCCGGTTGATCAGAAAGAGTTGGTCATCTCGACCTTGCATCGCACCCTAGAAAAAGAAGAGGGGCGCCACATCCCGAAGGAGTGACACCCCTCTAAGGCGCGACGAAGGAAAAAGGAGGGAGAAAACCTCCGGCGCACTGTCCTGCTACACCCACTCAACCTCTGATAAGTAAATGCGTCATCCTTCTTGGCGCAAGGCCCTAAAAATCCCAGTCATAGTCATCCTCGTAGTCGTAGTCTCTCCATCGCCCCGTAACCTTGTCAAAGGACAGCGGCGTAAACCCATTCTTGCCTAGCCAAGACCAGCGCACCTTCCACACATGAGCCTCCGGTGGCTCCTCATCTCTCTGGTGGCGCCATGCGGAAAGACCGATGTCAGCCTTAGCAAACCATGCGGCAGATCCTGCAATGTCGTGCCCCGTAACAATAGTCTTCCTCTCCGCTCTTCGGTCAGGAGATATCTTAGTTGGATGCGCTACGAAAAACACATGGGCATCGTGCTCTTTGGCCCACAACTGAACCTGTGTAAGCATCTGACTGATTGCATCCGTCTCTCTTAGGTTCCTGCCTACATCAATGTAGTTGTACGGATCAATCACCAGCACTCGGCACCCCATACGCATGACTGCGGCACTGGCAACATCCAGTATGCCTCCAATGTCGGTCGGCCCCTCTCGCCGGTAGTCCATAAACAAGAAGTGATCCTTGATCCACTGAAAGGCAAAGTCTCGCTCTTCGGTGTCCATCTTGGGTGTCGGCCCATCAAAAAATGGTTTACCAATTATTTTTTGTGCAAGCTGCGCCATGTGAAGCTCGGGCGGTTTCTCAAACGAACAGTACACCGTCTTCCATTCATTGCTCTTCGCCAAGTTCAAGCAGATCTGATCCACAAGGTCTGACTTACCAGAGCTTGGAAAGCCCGTAACCACGGTTAGCATACCCGTAGGTATCTGAATGAGCCTATCAAGGCTTGCAATGCCCGTAGAAGCCCCGCGAGCCTGACCCTTCTCATACAGGTCTGTATACGACTGATCGTACACAGAGGCGTTGTGAAGCCCTACAGCAGGGAGTGGCTCTGCACCCTCGAATGCGTTCAGTAGAAAGTTGGAGCCTTCGGCCATCAGCGCCTCCGACGCATCCTTGTGGCCGTTCAATGAGATCGTCCACACCTTAGAACGTCCGATCCTCCGAAGCATCTCTTCCTTTAGCGCGTCACCCGGATCATCTGAATCCGTATTCAACATGATCCTGTTGGCTGAGTCGAGCTTTTGCTTCGCTCGCCAGATGTAACGGAACTTGTTGTCATCTGCCGGATCAATCTTGCCATCTCTCACCTTGGGCGGGGCGCCGTTGGGTATAGAGACGACTGTTACATTCGATGGAAGATCGGCGCTCATCCAAGACAAAGCGTCAACCTCGCCCTCGCAAATCAACAGATCGTTGCCCTTCTTGTACTGCTCAATATTAAAAAAATCTTCGCAAACATTTTGTTGACTGAACCGCTTGGTCTTGTCCGCGCTACGCCACTTGATCGAAGTAACGTCACCGGAGCGATCACGATAAGGGAAGCCAACAGCGGGAAGCCGTGATCCAGAGAAGCTGTACTCGTCAAGTATAGCGTGCTTCTCCAGTACATCCTCGGAGATACCCCTGCCAAGCATATACTCCTTGGCTGTTGCGTTGGGCTTTTTGCCGTTCGGTTTTTCCATGACAATCCTTTCCTTTTTTACTGGGGGTCTAGTGTACTGTGCCTGACTGTGCGTCCATCCTCCATGAGTGCCACAGTGGTGGCAGTTATATTGGACGCCGACGCCGTCTACTTTTACAGAGAGTGGTCGGTCAGCATTGTTCTTGCGCCGTGTCCCCTGACAGACGGGGCAACGTATCTTTCTTTGGCCGATACCGATGGTTGAGCAAGCGTCACGAATCTCTGTTGGAACTGTCTGTTTCAATCTTTCTCCTTTATAGCATTATTTTTTTACATTGATTCGCAGTGCGGTTAAGTGGCCTTGGGCTTTGCGTTCGGTGGTGTGAGTAGCAAGCTTCTTCCACTTGCCACTTTTCTTCACAAACACAGTTTTGCCAACGCGCTTATACGGCATCGTCCTCGCTCCTTCTGATAACGTTACTAATAATTAGTGCAACCGCCGCCCATGCGCTCCGCAAGCGTCCAAGTTTACGCTCGGGACACGTCGTAAACTGCATTGGGCCATTGACAATAGCAGGGCTGTCCCAACAGTCAATCAACGCATCACAGTTTTGGCAAACCCACAACTCCATAGCCCCAGATTTGGTAACCAAGAGGGGGTCGTGCCCACTAAGAACCGACCTCATTAAAGCCTTGTTTCTTACTCTTCTTGCGCTAGACGTTCTCATTGTACACCTCTGTTTTTTGGGTTAACCCACTAATTAAAGTCAGTGGGCGGGGGTACCATCAATCTTTCTAGTTGCTGAAGGCAGAAGTTAACCATATGAACTCGGCCTTCGTATGCGTCATCCTTTTTTGCATCAGCCTCGCACCACGCTTTTACAACTTGAAGGATGTCGTGAACTGAATATAAAATTATTTCTTCGGTTTCAATTAATCCCTTGTCGTCTGTTAGGTCTTGCATCTTCAGGCCTTGTCTACTCATTAACTTCCCTACATAAACAAAGTGGGGACTCAGGCTCTCTTGGCCTAGTCCATAAGGATATAGAATTTAAATCGATCAAGGCTGATCGTATCAAGGCCCGGTCTGCGGGATGCATTCGGTACCATGCCTCTCTGTCTTGAAACTTTATAAGAGCCTCTGTCAGGGACGACACCGACTGTTGTGCGTGAGCCGCCCATTGATCCAAGAAGTTTACGGCGTCAACCGCCTCCCCTGCGTGATCGTCCAGTGCGGTCCAGTTGACCTCTGCCATTCCTTCATTAAGGATCGTGGATGCATCGTCTGCCAGATTCTCAAGCGCATCACTGATTCGCTCTAGCAGTGGCTGTCCGGTATCAAGATTGCCCTTGCTCATGTCACCACTCCTCGCCGTTTATCGTTACCGGAATCATAAATCTTCCGTAACTATCTATTATAAATTTTTCGTAGAACTGAGGCGCTTCTGAGTTTATGCCGTCACAATCATCTACATAAACTACCTGAGTGCCGTGCTCGTCTGCCGCCTCCTCCATTAGTTCAAGGATCTTGTGAAAGCTGTGATCCTGATTGGCAATACTCATAGTCCTTCTCCTTTTTAAGTCAACTAATAATTAGATGTATGCAACCTCGCCCCACTGCCCTTGGTTCATAAACGTTGGGGCAACGTGAGTCGTTACCCACAGGACAGGAAAGCTAGGCTCGTCGACGTGAACATATCCGTACCCATCGGTTAGGTAGATCAAACCATTCACGCCGTCGTTGTTCTTCTCTAGGTACTTAAAGATTGGGTCAAACGATGTACCCCCTCCACCTCGCCTAGAGAAGTTTATGTTGTGTGCATTCGTGCCTCTGCTTGTGCGGTGCTCAAACCAAGGCTTGTTTGTGTCTGGATTGATGTGAACTCTGCTGTCCACATACGACACCATGATCCGGTCTATGCCCATCCTAGCAGAGTGGGTCAGAAGGTTGTGTCGGAATCCCGCTTGCTCCACCTCGTCAACAGACGCCGAAGAGTCCCAACAAACCCACACGGTTCCGGGCAACCTGTTCCGCCCCGGCATATAAATATTATTTGGAATAAATCTTTTGTTGGGTCTGCGCCATGACCGGCCACCGCGAAGGTTGTTTTGAATGAACCGTGCAAGCTGACGCTCGGGGACGAGGTTTGCTGTTAGGTCTGAGTTGTCCACCATACTTATGTCAGAACCCGCTCCGACGCCCACCGACTTCTCAAATATCTCTGCACGAGCGATGCGCTCCTGCATCTCGTCTACAGCTTTTTGTATCTGCTCGGGATCGTGAATGTCAATGTTCTTGGATGGAAGCACGGCGCTGTGCCCCTTCTCATCAAAGTCTGTAATGTCTTGTTGCTGTTGTTTCCTGCCGTCAGGGTCGCCGCCACTGGTGGGTGGACCACGCTGTGGCTCAGGCCCCTTGGGCGGGGGGTTTAGCACACGCTCGGTAAGAAGCTCGTCAGCAACCCTCTCGGCTGTCCACGATGTACCCTTAGAGTACTTCGGGTGAAGAAGGAACCCCTCTGGTAGGGAGATCCAACCGCTCTTCCACCCCGGAGACTCAACGAGCCTGCCATTGATGATGTAGTCGCAAGCAACGTTCCATATCTTTGCCAACTCCCCAACAGGAAGCGTGCCTTCGTGCCGCTCCATCCAGATCGGAAACCTTACAGAGTGGAGCGACTGGTCGTGCTTAATCTCGTGCTGTTGCACGCCCCTGATTTCGGCAGAGGTTCTCTTGGCTGTCCAAGAGGGATTCATGTAATGCGTCTCACCGTCTGTGGCCCATGTGGGCTGACTGCGTTCTACAACCAGTGGTACCGGCCCTGCAAGTATTGCGTTGCGAGGTATCTCCTCGCACAGTTCAGCCTTGTGATACTTGGCTCGCTTTAATTGCTTTTCCTCAAGGTCTGTCAACTCTGGGGCGCCGTCACTTACAAGCGCCTCAGCGATTGATAGACCACGCTCAACAATCTCTTCCTCAGTCATAATTCCTCCTTGTTTTTTTTATTTAAGACAGTAGCATCTTGCCCAACACTGACGAGGCGGTGTCACCAAGATCATCAAGTCGTTCCGACACCTCGTCTCTTGCGGAGCTATCCTCGCCGCCAAGTATCCCGCGCATCTCGCCCATGTCGTCTCCCGACATATTGGTTAGACGCTTGTGCAGTGATCGTACCTCTCCGGCAAGATCAGCCATGGGGCCAGTGCCCCCGTAAAAACTTCTCTCCCAATCTTCCAACTTCTTTGCCATCTGAGGTAGCTTCTCCCAATCGTTCTTGTACGGGAGGGTGTTGCCGTCACGTTGGTTTTCTGTGTCAGGATCGTACTGCCGAATCATGTTCGACTGCTTGTCAGCTAAGGCCATGACATCACCAACCAAGTCTTCGATGACATTGCATACGCCTTGCTTCTGTCGCTCGACGGCGTCCTCGGCAATCGAACGGAACAACTCGCTGTGCTCTCCCTTGAGTTGCTCGTGGCTCGGCGTGTCAGTGTTGACGCCCTCCTTGTAGACATCCCAAGTAAACTTGCCACGCACTTCATCTACTGGCGGGTAGTGCTTGGCCAGTTGGGCCTCAGACATTTCGTACTGACCCTTAGTCAGTGCCCGATAAGCTCTCATGCCATCCCTAACGTGGTCAGGGTACCGCTGAATAACGTCTTGCATTATGGCGGTCTCCCAAGCCTCGAAAGCTTTCTGTATCTGTTCACTGATCTCGCGCCAGTCTTCAATCCGTATCAAGAAGCCACCAACGTTGTTGCTGTTACGCGCCTCGCCGCGCTTCTTGGTAGACCACGCCATCCCCTTCTCCTCTAAGATCTCCTTGGCCTGACGCCTAGCCTTGTTGAAGCGGGTGGTGTACTGGTTCTCCATGCGTGTGAACGTGACGTTTGCTCGCTTGGGGTCAGCCCCCGAAGCAATCATCTGCTCACGCAACGTCTTGTCGCTTCCCTTGTTCTGCCACACGGTTGATGAGTGAGCCACGAAGATGTGGCCGTCAGCATGGCGCTCAAGGATCTCGCCCCACTGCTCATCGGAAATGCTGGTCTTCATAAAATCCTCCTTAACTAATAATTAGTAGTTGTCGCCAACACCGGCTCGGTGGACACCGGCTTCGGCAGTGTTCTTGAGTTCGGGGTGCGTCAGGAAAACCATCCTCTGGAAGGTTTCAGTCATCTCATTGTCGCAGATGATTGACATGAACTCATGTGCATTTGACCAAGCGGTGCGTCTCTGGTCCTTGGTTAGACCGTCTTCAACAACCCTGCCAACCATGAGGGCCATCGCCGCGAACTTGAAGTCCTCAAGTGCCTTACGCATATTCATGGAGTCCTCTATGAATATGTTTCGTATCTCATCGGCGTTGCCACTAGGGTCTTCGAGTAGTGGTATCACCACCGACATATCACCCTCAAACCCTTGTGTCGCAGAGAAGGTTTGAAAGGCGGTGCGACCGACGACACCTGCACCCGCTGTTCGCAGGTGACCCTCGCTCCAGTTCCAACCTTTGACAACCTCGCCGTTCTCTGCTGTCCAATCCTTGATGGCAACGATCTCGTTGAGCACCTCGGTTGACCGAAAGGAGTTGGTCTGGCTTGGCAACGATGGAGGTGAGCCGAAATCAAACAACTCTTTCTCGGGGAAGAACAGACAGGCCGTGCTGAACAGAGGGCTCAAGCGAGTCCCCATGTGGTCAACAAAGTCCTGCGCGGTGCCCAAGACATTCAGTACTAGCGATCTGTCCTGAACGTCAGCGGTCATCTCGTAAGCACCGGCATTGTCCTCAACCCTGTTGCCTGTCATAACAATCAAGATCCCAGAATGGAGCGACCAGTTCCAACCAAGGGTTCGCTCGTGTCCGATCTCTGCATAGATCGCATTCAGGTCAATGTTCTTCGGTGCCTCATCAAACAAGATGACTCCCTCAATGTCGTCCAACTCGGCAAGGTACTTCAGCGTTTCAACGATGTACATTTGAAACGACTGCGCCGACTGGTTTAGCCATGGCATAAAGAAGTCCTCACGAGCCATGCCTGAACAGTTGACCCGCAAGAAGATGTGGTCACCGTCCTGCGCTCTGCCGTGACGGATGTTGACCCAACGTCTATTAGATCGCTCGGCTTGCTGTACCGAAAACTGCTCGGTAGCCTGAGTCTTGCCCTGTCCCGGCGGTCCTAGCACCAAGCCCATCAGCTTGGATCGTACGGGCCAGAGAACCCTCTTTAAGATGTCGATGTACTGCTTGACGCTTACTGCCGGAGGAATGTCCGGTCGTGTCTCAATGCGTGTCATCACGCTCTCCTTTTTGTGAACTAATAATTAGTTCGGTTTACTGAACCTACATAAAGATAATTGAAGTAAAATTTATGTCAACTCCCCTCACTAACTGTCGAGTCCTGAGAACTGCTCTGATCTTGCGACAACCTTGCCATGATAGCTCTGGCATCCGGTGCTCCGGCATCCATTGTATCCAAGCAAAGCATCGCGCTCGTTGCCATACCTTTGCATCATGTCCGACAGCACAGAGGCACCCCTGCATACAGAGCCGTCTACGCTCTGCATGGTGCCCTCGCAACCCCACTCGTCTTCGTGGAGTGGCATGACTTGGTACAAGCCCATAGCTCCGGCGTAACTCACCGCCGTTGTATCAAGCCAAGGGTTCTCCACCATCAGCACACCGACAAGCAACGGCACAGACAGGTCATGCTTTTCGCTTGCAGCCCATATGCTGTTCGCTATCCTGTCGATAGCCTCGCCGTCTGCACACCCATCACTCGAACACGGCCAACGAGTCTGGCCCAAGAACAGTGCGATAGGATCAGGCTCTGCATAGACGGGCGTTATCTCCACGACGGGAATGTCAGGATCAGTACAGCCCGCCAGAAAAATTAGAACGTAGAAAATTATTTTTTTCATCATTGGGTGTCCCACTCGCGGTCCAAAGAAGTCTCCTCTACCGCGTCAGATGTTAAGTGAACCCATGTAAACTTGTATCCTCCGAACCAATAGCCCCACCTATCGAAGCGCTTTGCAATTGTTTTTAGTTCGTTGGTGTTGCGGAAGCTCAGGCCGTGATCCTCATAAAGAACGTGCTCAAGGTGCCGCCACCTGTACTCTAGCCAGTCGCACACCGTCAGGCGCCATCCACCGGCATCACCATTACAGCATATGTGCCACCACGGTCTGGACTCTGGGTAGCAATAGTGCCGTTCTGAAAACAGGTACGGCAACCTGCCGTGCCACAAGAGCCAGAGCCTCCGCTTGACGCGAAACTCAATCCTCATGCACATAACCTTGAAGAATAATTTTGCCACCGCCATGAACCCTGCATCAACAACACGAAGGTTAGCGTTCCCTAAGTCTGCAACATGGATAAGCTGTCTCAGTTGCTCCTCCTTGTAGAAACGCTTCCTCCACTCAAAGTCGGGGTCTTTTTTCTCTAACTCTTCTAGCTCGCGAACCTCGTTTGCTACTCTCAAGATGCGCTTACCTAAGCTTGAAGTATCAGTTAAGTCTTTTATGTCCATGTTTATGCTCCTTTGTTTTTGGGTTAACTAATTATTAGTTGATTAATATTTAGTTACCCTGACAGTGAACCCGTTGCGGTTTACGATTAGCCATTGTTACTGTCCCTTCTTTCAAAAAGCTCTTCTAGTAGTTCCTGTTTACTTAGTTTCTCATCGTAGACCTCGGCCCTGTTGGCGTATCTGGCGTCCAGAACGTCCCACTTATCGACTGTCATTAGTAGTTCGTTTAGTTCGTGGATTTGTTCTTTTACTTCTAGGATGTCTTGGTCCAAGCGTATGGACGCTGAACGAATTTCTTGGCGTGACTTAGTCATTGTGATTCTGCCTGTTAGGGTATTTAGCTATGCGTAACTTTCTAATTGCTTTCATCTCAGCGTCACTCGGCACATACTTGGCTAGTGCGTGACGCGCAGTCTGTGGTAGCCTGTGCTCTATTGTCATACCTGACAGCCAGTCGTCAGTGTTGTTAGGCCCCAGATACTGGCTTTTCAAGTATCCCATACGCCTTGCGGTTGAGCTTTGCATGAATGCAAGGCAGTCAATTGTACCCGCCATGTCTCTCTCCTTTTTTTTAGTCAA